AAAAATTAAGGATAGCATGGAGTTTCTTATCCTATATTTTGCTTGTGCTATTGTTGTGGCCGTTGGTAGTTATGTCGGTATCTTCCGACCCGTGGTTCTTTTAGCTAAAGACGCAGGCATTAAGTCAAATCTTATTGACTACCCTGTATTGACCGCTATCTCGTTTATGGCGTTTTCAATGCTAATTGCACCTGTTATGTTTTGCATCCTAATGTCAACTCAGTTGACACAGGCATTCATTAGTGGCGCATACATTGGTATGTTTAAAGACTAAAAATTTAGTCTTGTGATGTGCCTCTCATTGTTGTATAATATATAAATACTTTGAAAGGCGATCATGGAACTTAAACGATTCAACTATACCAAAGGTAACGGCGAGACTACTTATCGAGAGTTGGTGGTCATTTCCAAGCCTAATCCCAACTTCTACGGTGTAGACGTTACTGAAATGGCTCCTGGCAACTTTACTGAATTTGCTGAACGCTATAATGCACTGCAAACGCAGTATCAAGTCGAAATGGACAAGTTGCTTAACGACTTTGATCTTAAGTATAACCGTAAAGCCTTCAAACCTGAAGGTATTACCGAGGCAGCCTCTGACTGGGTATGATTACTAAGTTCAACCACAATGAATGCATCGTTCTTCAAAAAACGATGCAAGACGCAATCAACATCAAACACAACATTGAGGAAGTATTTGTCAACACAGGCGTAACTCCTACGGATATGCCTCCAGCAGTATTGCCTACTGCTGTTTTGTATGACATTCTTCACTCTTTTGAAGCACTATACACTAAAGCCCTAGAACTGGAAATGCTCCGTTCTGGTAATCTTAAAAGCACACGAAACAACATTCATTAATTATGAGCAGCACTTGGACTCCCGAACTGAAAGAAAAAGTTATTAAGATGTATAAAGAGGCTGAGCCGACACCGGAAACCAGCACTGAAATCATCAAAGATATTGCCGACGAGCTTGAGCAAAGCGCAAACGGCGTACGTATGGTACTGGTACAGGCTGGTGTCTACGTTAAGAAAGACGCAACCGCAGCTCCCGCTAAAGGTGGCGCTAGCAAAACTGCTGGTGAAGGCACTAAGCGCGTTAGCAAAGACGCAGCTATTGCTGAACTGAAGGCTGCTATCGAAGAAAAAGGCGCTCCGGTAGACGAAGACATTCTTGGCAAGCTGACTGGTAAGGCTGCTGTATACTTCCTGTCGGTACTTAACGCTTAATTATAAGGCAGCTTCGGCTGCCTTTTTTATTTATGTTAACCGTAAAATTTAATATAGATGTAGATACTTTGCCAGGTATGTCAGAGTATTCGCAGCTAAAGCCAGATACGCCTACTATTTATCGGCTATCTGGTAATCAAGGCGGAGCTTTAGTCTTTAGGTCTACATACCTATGGTTGTCTGTGGACGATTTTTCTTATCTTGTTTCTTTAGCCCAATCAGAGTATAATAATTCTTTAAAGGCCGAAGAATCAACCAAAGCGCAAGTGTCTGAGGATTTCATCCTCAAGTTGCTTGCGATTGGTAAGGATAGCAGCCTAGCATTACCATTATTGAAGAAAGATTAATATGGCAACCAAACGACGCACTGAACTTGAAGAAGAACTGATGACCGATGCTAATATTAGCCGTGTCATCGGCCTGCTTAACCCTAAAGAAGAAGGCGTTAAGGCTATCACTAAAAAGGAAGCCTGTAGCTTGCTTGGCATGGCTTACAACACTAAACGGCTTGACCAGATTATTACTGAGTATCAGGCTAAGAAAGAAGTGGAACGTAAGCGTCGGGCAGAGCGTCGTGGTAAAGCCGCAACACCAGAGGAAATTACGTTTGCTATTGGAGAATACTTGCTTGGAGAGACCATCGACGCTATCTCTAAGTCACTTTACCGAAGCCCAGCATTTGTCAAGGCTATTCTTGAAAAGTATAGCGTCCCTATCCGTGCTACCTCACATGACTACTTCAAGCCAGCACTTATTCCTGACGGAGCAGTTCGGGAACGATTCAAAGTTGGCGAAGTTGTTTACTCAGCACGCTATGACGCGCTAGCACGAATTGAGGCTGAAGTAGAGAATCATCCAGAACATGGGTGGGTTTATCGTTGCTGGCTGCCGTCTGAGAAATGGCAGCAGTTCTGTTATCAACCAGCTACCGAACTGGCAAGTCTAGAACATCTTCGTGAATTGGGGGTTAAGGTATGATGCTGAAGGCATTGTATTACGGCAGTAAAGCTGCGTGGAAACACGCATCAGGTAACTGGTATATTTGGCGAGATACTCCAACTGAGGTTCTAGAGTATATCGAATCAGAATGCTCTGGCGTTGATGAACTAGAGTACGATGCAGACTTTGAAATCTTTCTGCGAGAACTAAGGAACGAGCTGCTTTTACGTAGACGACGAGAGGCAGTACCACAATCTAGTGGATGTTATCCAGGCTGTTACTACTATACCGATTCATGTTTTAGAAAAGATTGTAAGGGTACAAATGAAGCAACGAAACAGACGAAAAATTCTAGCAGCTAAATCTTACGCTAGTATTCTTAGGAAGCAAGCCGGGATAGAGGGGCTTAAAAGTCTCCACGGCTTTTTAGATACAGTAGAAAGGTTTATCAACATTTTGATAGAAAAAGTGGATAAAGCTGTAGCCGAGAAGAAATCTAAGGAGTTGCAAGACTATGGGAGCTGATATTACTTTTATCCTGATCTTTGTGTCTATATTAGTATTTGGTTTACTGGCTGTATGTGTAACTACTTATCTTAAGCTAAAAGCGGATGAAACGGATAGGAACATACAGCTTATTCAAGATACACTGAATACGCAATATGACCTTATCCATACTCTACTTAAGATGTTGGATAACCAAATTTCCATACCCGCGCCAAACAAGCCTGAAATTCTGTGACAACAAGTATTACGTGGCCTGATATTAGTTTCGGGCCTATAAATTTATGGAACGCACCTAAACGTATGAGTGTAGTAGAAGGCACAACACATTATGATAAGCTTATCTATCAAAATGACGATAAGTTTTATCAGCTGCGATTAACTGTCAGCGAATTTAAAGACAAGTACTATTTCAACTTCCGTAAGTATTTTCAATCTTACGAAGGCGACTTCGTCCCTTCTAGGGAGGGTGTAAGTATGGAACTTACCGTCAACAACATCTACGGGGTGTTGGATGGTATGTTTGATATTCTCAGCCAAGCAGAGGGCGAGGAAATCATTCAGCATTACTACGAGAAGCTACAGAAAGCCAAAAATGAGCAAGCTAGCGGAAGCTCTGAGAACCAGTAACACTAACGAACGTTCGGTTCTACTGGAGCCGATGTACACTTCAATTAAAGAAGATTACCAGAAAAACATTTCTCCTTATGCTGGGCTCTATACTACGTATAGCATTAGTGCTACAGTAGCTTATCAGGTGCATATCTCATACGAGTTGATGCATAATGACCCTAAAGCGTTGCAAGCTGTAACTGATGCGGCTAAAGAGAAGATTGTTAATGCGTTCTTCGAGGAATTCAGACATCCTCTTAACAATCTTTCTAGGGCGGTTATTGACAACTTTGGGTACTCCGAACGGACTAAGAAAGTTTTAGATCTTATTACTGATCTACAGATTCAGATGTTTGACTACAGGCATAGCGGTAAGCTACGTAACTAACTGATTTAAAATTATTCACTTGACCCTAAGCCGCCAAAATTGTATAATATAGGCTATGAAACAAATTCTTATCATCGCGGCGGCCACGCTTATGGCAGGGTGCACCGTATCTTATGATGTAGTTAAACAACACTCCGATAAGTGTATTGAGAAGGGTGGTCAACCTATTATAGTACTGTGGAATGACGACCGTACCGTAAAATCTGTAAAGTGTGAGATTGATGGAGCTACCTACAGAATGGGCGATTATTAATGAGTAAAATTGAACAATATCTTAATCTAGCTTCCGCTGCATACTACGCAGGTAGCCCACTAATTAGTGACGAACAGTTTGACGCACTAGCAGGGTCTATTGGGTATAACAAAGTCGGCGCTCCTGAGTCCGGTGTTAAAGGTCGGCACTATTCGCAGATGTATAGTCTGCAAAAGTACTACGAAGACGAAGGCGATAAGCGTCCACTAGAAGGTATTTCTGATGTTAGCACTAGCATTAAGTTGGATGGGGCTGCTATTAGCCTACTTTATATCGACGGTGTACTTGTACGTGCACTTACGAGAGGAGATGGGGTCGAAGGCCAGGACATTACTAACAAAATGCTTGCATGTGGTGGCAGATTGGTTCCTGTTTCTTTTGACAGTTCACGTGTTAGCAGTCACAGTATTCCTAGTATTATTCAAGTAACAGGCGAGATTGTAGCTCCTTTGAACATTGAGAATGCTCGTAATTATGCAGCAGGTGCCCTCAATCTAAAAGATATTGAGGAGTTCAAGCAGCGAGCACTTAGCTTCTATGCATACGGTGTAAGCCCTTACATCAGTGAGAAGTATAACACTGATATGACAATCCTAGAGATTCTAGGATTTAACACTGTTAAGGCTCTTGACCTAGAAAAGATTTTTCCTAGTGACGGGCTGGTGTTTAGGGTCAACTCTAATAGGCTCTTTGAAGAAATGGGCTTTACCTCTAAGCATCCTCGCGGAGCATATGCACGAAAGATTCGTGGTACTCATGTTGAGACAACTCTGCTAGATGTTGAATGGCAAGTAGGCAAAAGCGGTAAAGTGACTCCAGTAGCTATCCTTGAGCCAGTTTATATTGGTGATGCTCTTGTGTCTCGCGCTACGCTCAACAACCCTGGCTTTATCGAGGCTCTAGGTATTGAGATCGGTGACAGAGTGGCAATCATCAGGGCAGGCGAAATCATTCCTTGTGTTCTTCATAAGGTTGAAGCATGAACAAGTACGTAATCTTCGTATACTCTCACATGAGTAATAATACTGCTATGTGGCAGGTTGAGGAGGAGACTATGTGGGATGCTGCTGCTTCCGCATTTAAGAAGTATTACCCTGACGAAGCACTTCCAGACTCTTTGACGGAAGTAGAACGTATGTTTTGGGATGCAGAACTGGAACTTGCTATTTGGAAAGTGCAATAAATGGTACAGAAACAACTTACTAAAGAACAGGCTATAATTATTTCAGGTTATACTGGAACACTAATGTGTGCATTTAGTCTGCTACATGAAGATATTGAAAAACGGCTTGGGCGTCCCGTATTTATTCATGAACTTGCTGTAGAAAACTTCTTCGCTGAGAATGTGATCCCTTTATACAAAGAGGACTTTATCGCGCTGTGTAATAAAGAAGCACAAAATGAATCTTGAAGACCGCTATTTAGTCATTAAACTCTCTGACTTGAAAAAAGTGACACTAGAGCCGGATGCCTGGTACTATTTTGACAAAGTCCTTAAAGCTGTAGATGAAACACGAAAGGACAGAGGGGCTCCTGCACTAGAGTGCGTGGTAGTTGAGAAGGATTGGCCTGAGTATGAAAAAGTTCTCGCCACCCTTAGTGAGCGAGTGGACCGAGAAGAAAATTTAGCCGACCCTAAACCGTAGCCAGCATCGAAAATTTAATCTTGATGCGCGCTGCCTAATCCTGTATAATACTTATATTCAGTTGAGAAAAGCGTCAATGAAAATCAAGATTCCCACACACTGCCCCTGCTGCGATTACCCACTAGAAACAGTCAACGATCAGTTGTTTTGTCGCAATTTGGCTTGCAGTGCTCAGTTGGGTAAAAAACTTGAGCATTTCTGCAAAGTCCTAAAAATTAAGGGCATGGGCGCTAAAACCATTGAAAAACTCGGATTGTTAGACATTATCGAGATTTTCTACCTCGATGTAGATCAAGTTGCGGAAGCGCTTGGCAGTCAGAAAATGGCTGATAAACTTGTCGAGGAGATCAATAAAGCCAAGGAGGCTCCGTTAGCAGATGTACTAGCAGCTTTTAGTATCCCGCTAATTGGTAACACAGCAGCAACAAAGCTATGTGCTGTAGTTAACCATATTGATGAAATTAATGCCGAAACTTGCAAAGCAGCAGGTTTAGGTGAAAAAGCAACAAATAACCTAATCTCTTGGCTAGAGACTGATTTTCAGGAAATAAAAGAGTTCTTGCCATTCTCTTTTACTAATAACAATAAGCCAGTAGCCAATACCAACGGTAAAACGGTGTGTATAACTGGCAAACTTTCTACCTTCAAGACTAAAGCTCTAGCATATGAGGCATTGACAGCCGCCGGCTATAGCATTTCAGAGTCCGTAACCAAATCATTGGACTTTTTAGTTGACGAAGAAAACAAAGGCAGCTCAAAACGAAGTAAAGCCGAATCCCTCGGTATCAAAATCATCCCCAACCTAAAAGACTTTTTGGAAGAAAATTAATATGACTACTGCTAAGAAATGGACTGACGAAGCCGTTGCAACTCTTATGTCTATCGTGGGTAACGAATCCCCCGTTAGCGCTGCATCTGTGGAAAAAGCTGCTGCTACTCTTGGTGAAGACTTCACCGTTCGCTCTGTGGCAAGCAAGCTGCGTCAGCTAGATCGTGAAGTGGCTAGCCTGGCTAAGGAAAAAGTTCCTGCATTTACTGAAGCTGAGGGTCAAGCCCTGGCAGATTTCGTGAATGCCAACGCTGGTGCTCTGACATACAAAGAAATCGCTGAGAACTTCGCTGGTGGTAAGTTTACCGCTAAGCAAGTGCAAGGTAAGTTACTGGCTCTGGAACTGACTGGTTCTGTGAAGCCTGCTGAGAAAGTGGAAGCTGCTCGTTCATATACTGCTGACGAAGAGCAGACGTTTGTGACGATGGCTAATGGTGGCAAGTTCATCGAAGACATTGCTACAGCCCTGAACAAGACTGTTGCCTCTGTGCGTGGTAAGGCTCTGAGCCTGACTCGTAGTGGCCAAATTAGCAAGATTCCTGCACAGCGCGAATCTCATGCTCGTGACAACACCGATCCGGTGGAAGCTCTGGGCGATAAGATCGCTTCTATGACTGTGGCAGAAATCGCTAAAGCAGTGGATAAGACTGAGCGCGGTCTGAAGACTCTGCTGACTCGCCGTGGTATCAAAGTTGCTGACTACGACGGTGCTGCTAAGAAAGCTAAAGCTGAGGCTAAAGCAGCTGCCTAATTAATAATAGGCACTCAGGCCGGGAGACTTTTTAGACTCCCGGCCTTTTTACTTTGGAGACTTTACAAGTGAAGGTCATTATTGCAGGTAGTAGGAAGATAGACTCATACGATTGCGTACTAGGTGTTGTAGCTAACAGTGGTTTTAAGATTACTGAGGTAGTTTCCGGTGCTGCTAAAGGTGTAGATTCTATTGGCGAAGAAATTGCATATAATTTTGGCATTCCAGTTGTAAGCTTTCCAGCCGAATGGGATAAGTACGGCAAAGCAGCCGGACATATTAGAAACGAACAAATGGCAAAATACGCAGATGCGCTAATTGCTATATGGGACGGTCGTTCGCCAGGCACAAAACATATGATTACCGTAGCCAAGAAATTAGGCCTACAGGTATATTTAGAGGTATTAGATGCTAGTAACTATAGAATATCATGACAACGAATCGTTTACTGTAGAGGAAGTTGTTAAACAGGCCATAAACAACTACGGTAGATCGGTTAGTATTAAAGTAGAGCCAGAATCTTCAATGGCCTATGACCACATTTATTTCGGTTTGCAACAGCTTCTAACCCATGAACAGCTTAGTCTGCTTTTTGATAAAGGCTCGTCCTATCAAGCCGAAATTAAGACTTTACGCGACCGAGTATTATACAAAGTTACAGAAATCATTGACCAGGTAATTATAGACAATGAGTCTAAGGTAAGCTAAGTATGGATGTATCGGCTGTTCTTTTAAACAAACTACTAACTGAGAAGAACCTAGATATCTGGGCTAAACTCAAGCTAGTGTTTTTAGATTCAGCCTACTCTGGTATTTATTCTGTAATCAGCAAACACTACGATAAGTATAATACCTTACCAAGTTTTGAGGATTTGGAGCTTACACTAAGAGAAGGCCCAACATCTAAAACATTAGCAACATTAAAACTAACAGACGTACCAGATGTTAGTGCTGAAGTGGTACTTGATGCCCTTATAGATCAGTACACACAAAATGAAACGATTAAGTTACTAGACAAGTTTGTTGATAAACTACCTCTGTATGATACTGAGGAAATCAAAGAAAACTTAGCAGCTATTGCACTCACCATTGAAGAAAAGACTCACACTAGTGAAAAGGTCTTTACGATGGCTGACTTGTCTATGTTCCAACATCCAGAGGATACGGAAAAAGGTAGACTATATCTTGGACTCAACAATCAGTTTGACGCTCACCTTGGTGGTGTAGCTAGAGGCGAATTGATTCTAGTCGGAGGTAAACGAGGTTCTGGTAAGTCTATTACTGGTAGCAATCTTTTTGTTAACCAGTATGAAGCTGGTAACTCCAGTGTGTACTTTACTATTGAAATGACGGCTATGGAAACGGTTCAGCGTAACCTTTCCATTCTAGCCGATATTTCTCACCAGAATCTTAAGAAGAATACACTTACAGACGAAGAGGTTCTACGCTTAGTAAAAGCACGCGCTGGCATGTTTGAAGGAGCAGATGAACTCGTAAAGGAGTTCATGAGAACTAGAGATCGTTTCAAGTTTGAGGAAATGCTCATTCGTAATTACAAACTAAAGTCTGATAATCAGATGATTGTGATTGACGATCGCGACCTGACCCTAAGCAGCATCGATTTGCACCTAAGTAAGCTAAAAGCTAAATTCGGTGACAAATTTACTCTGGCCGTTGTAGACTACCTTAACCAGATTGTTATTGAGGGTGCCGACCAGTACGACTGGAAGCCACAGATTGAAGTATCTAAGAAGTTAAAGAACCTTGCTCGTAAACATGATATTGCGATTGTATCACCTTATCAGATTGACGCTAATGGTGAGGCTCGCTTTGCACGAGGCATTCTTGACGCTGCCGACATTGCTCTTATCATGGAAGCGCATGATAAGGAAGAACAAGCAATCTCGTACGATACTACAAAGATTCGTGGAAGTCAAGAATTTACTTTCACCTCGGCCATTAACTGGGATTCCTTGAGAATATCACCAGTATCAATTGAGCGTCCTCAAGCTAAAGTAGCCGATAAAAAGGCGAAGAAGAAAACAAAAGAAACTGAAACAACCACTACCGGACCACAAGAGCCTTCACAGGATTTACCATGGGACGCATAAGCAACAAACAAGAAAAATACGAAGCGTTACTGAAGACAGCGAAGCACATGAATATCGCCATAGGTGAGTTTAGTAAAATTTGCGGGTCTTCCTATGTAGGAAGTCTCCGCGAGTTTAAAGACATGGTTAAAGCCAAGCTGCTGCTAGAGCACATCATGGAAAAGATGCATAAAGGCATTACAGTGGAAACTAGGAAGACTGACCCTAAACTGGTGAAAGAGACATTAAATAAAATGTTGCTCAAAGGCCTAGGTAAGCAAAGCTACGTAGACCTTTGGTGGTCTACTGCCAACAAGGCGTTTGATGATAAAACACCTAATGATGTGTTTAGTAAGAACCCGGATGCAGTTGCTAACTATGTAATGAGACACCTTGGAGGTGATTATGTCCCGTCCTGAAACTATTGAAATCCAGAAGTGGGCTAGGCACGGCGGTATGCTTATTAATACCGAATGCTTAGAAATTGAACATCCTATGCATCCGTATAACCAGATTCGTAGGATGGGGCTAAATCCAAAAGACTACGGTGTTAAGAATCCTTTAGAAGAAGAATTCAAGAACAAAACTAGAGACGAGCTAATCCAAGAGATTATTGAGCTTAGACGAGAAATTATGGGTTACGTAAGAGCAGGATTTTAAATGTCAGACGCAGTAGCAGACCTTCTTACCTCTAAAGGCCTTAAGTTCATGCCTTCTGGGCATGACTATCTGATTAAGTGCCTAAATCCAGAACACGTAGATAGCAACCCTAGTTGCAGGATTGACAAGGTTACGGGCGCTTGCCACTGCTTTAGCTGTGGGTTTAAAACTAACATCTTCAAGTACTTTGGAGTGTTAACAAATCCGCTGCCAGGTAGAATGTTGAAGCTAAAAGAGAAGTTAGCAGCAGTTAAAGCAGCAACTACTGGCCTTGACCTTCCTGATGGTGCTATTCCTTATACACGACCCTTCCGTAATATTAGTGTAAAGACGCTTAAGCATGTTGGCGCTTTCTACACTAATAAAGTAGCTGCACTTGAGGATAGGATCGTATTCCCAATTACAGATATTCGCGGAAAGATACAAGTATTCGTTGCTAGACACATTCTTAGTAACGGGAACCCTAGGTACGTGAACTATCCAAAAGGCGTAGAAATTCCGTTGTTTCCTCCCGCTGCGCCAAAGAGTGCAAAATATATTATCTTAGTAGAAGGTATTACGGATTACCTTAACGTATATGACAAAGGTTTACACAATTGTGTGTGTACCTTTGGAACAAACACACTACAAAAAGACACTAAAGCAAAGATGCTGCCTTTCAGGGCGCAGGGTATTAATAAAGTTTACATCATGTTCGATAGTGATGAAGCTGGCCGCAAGGCGGCCGAACTTATTAAGCCTTTGCTTGAGGAACTAGAGTTTTCAGTGGAAATCATACAGCTAGAAGACAATATGGACCCAGGTGAGCTAGATCAAACAAGTGTTGACAGCATACGGGAATATTGTGAAGCGCTAGAAAAAGATAAACTTGACACATCACACTAAATAGAGTATAATTATGGCTAAATCTGTTGTTTACAATAATGTGCGTCTTATGCAGAATTCTGTTGCATTTGAACTGCATGATGCTTGGGTGACTTCCAAAGACCCTAAAATGAAGAAACTTTGGAAAGAAAAGCTGGATGCACATATGAAAGCACTAGATCAAGCCGAAAAAGAATTGATGGAAAGATATAATGCCAAAGATCGCTCTAATTGATAAAGCTCCAAGTAAGGCTCGATACTCAGATTACTTTGATTTCGAGTACGATCATTACCATATGTCTTCAGTACCAGTTACAAAACTGCTGAAGAAGAACGTCGATCTAGTGGTTGATCTATCAGAGTACGACTATGTTATTCTGATTGGCTCGGAAGCTGCAAAAGAGTATGCTAAGGTAACTTCGGTTACCAACTATGCAGGGCAATTGGTTAATGATAAATTCATTCCAATGACTAACCCTGCCATGCTTTCTTTCAAGCCAGAAGGAAAGCCTGACTTCATGCGTTCGCTAGATAGGCTAAAGGCCATTATCGCCGGCCAGCAGCCGAAGCTGCAAGATGGCGATTTTAAGGGTATCAATGATACAAATGAAGCTAAACGCTTTTTGCGAGAGATTCTGGAGAATGCCCAAGGCTATGTCGCATGGGACACGGAAGATACAGCACTATACCCGCGCGATGGGTACGTTATTGGCGTATCTCTTAGTTATAAGTCTATGCACGGCAGGTATATTAATGCTGATTGTCTTGACGATGTCTGCGTAAGCCTGCTACAAAAAATCTCTAATGAATTCATAACGATCTTCCATAACATGAAGTTCGACTACAAGATGCTTAACTACCATCTTGGTATCACTTTTGATCGTAGTCGTGTTCATGATACTATGGTTATGCACTACGTTCTAGACGAGAACGACTCTCATGGTCTTAAAGCTCTGGCCATGAAGTATACAAACTACGGTGATTACGATAAACCTCTGGAAGAATTTAAGAAGCAATACTGTGCTGACCACGGTATGCTACAGGAAGACTTTACATACGACCTAATTCCGTTCGATATTCTGGCAGATTACGCTTCTAAAGATACGGGCGTTACTTACGATCTGTTTATGAAGTTCTGGCCTATCCTCAAGAAGAATGAGCGTCTGCTGTGGGTATACAACAATCTGCTTATTCCCGGTACACTGTTCTTGATGGACATGGAAGAAGTTGGTATTCCTATTGACAAAGATAGGATGCGAGCAGCAGGTAAGTTGCTAGATGCCGATATTTTTGCAGCTAAGCAAGAACTATACAACTATGAAGCCGTACACCTGTTCGAAAAGACTGAAGGTAAAATATTCAACCCGAACAGTCCGATGCAGCTGCGTAAGTTGCTATTTGACTACCTGGGACTGAATCCGACTGGTAAGCGTACAGCTACTGGTGCAGTTTCTACTGATGCTGAAGTATTGGAAGAACTGTCCGAAGAACATGATCTGCCAAAGGCTATCTTGAAGGTTAGAAAACTTTCTAAGATTCAGAACACTTACATTGATAAGATTCTGCCTCAGATTGACAAAGACGGACGAATTCGTACTAACTTCAACCTTATCTTTACTACCTCGGGCCGTTTGAGTTCTAGTGGTAAATTTAATGCTCAGCAGATTCCTCGTGACGACCCAATCGTTAAAGGCTGTCTGGTAGCTCCAAAAGGCTACAAGATTGTGTCTCAAGACTTGACAACAGCTGAGATGTACTATGCTGCTGTTCTGTCGGGCGACACTAACCTGCAGAAAGTTTTCTCTAGTGGTGGTGACTTCCACTCGACGATTGCACATATGGTGTTCTCGTTGCCTTGCGACGTTAAAGACGTTAAAGAGCTGTATCCAGCTATGCGTCAGTCTGCTAAGGCTATTTCTTTCGGTATTTTGTACGGTTCTGGTGCTAAGAAAGTTTCTGAGACAGTTACTAAAGCAACTGGCGAATACTACCCTATTGAACAGGCTCAGGAAGATATTAACGCATACTTCAAACGCTTTAGCAAGCTAAAGAAGTGGTTGCAGTCTCGAAAAGAGTTTATTGAAGCTAACGGGTTCACTTACAGCTTCTTTGGTCGTAAGCGTCGTCTGCCTAACGTGTTCTCCAGCGATAAGGGTATTGCAGCGCACGAAGTTCGCTCAGGCATTAACTCAGAAGTTCAGTCTCTCGCTTCTGACATTAACTTGTTAGCTGCCATTGATGCTGCTAAAGAGGTGGAAGAGAGAAACTTGGATGCACGAATCTTCATGTTGGTGCACGACTCGATTGTTTCTATCGTACGTGAAGAACATGTTGAGGCATTCTGTGAAGTTCTGCGTCGTAATACGCAAAAAGATCGCGGATGTAGTATTCCGGGAACTCCGATTGGAGTAGACCAGGAAATTGGTGATGACTATAGCTTTGGAAAATTTGTAAAAACATATGAACTTGTCGGAGATAAACTTTCCCGTATACAGACTGAATAAAGAGCCTAAGTCACACGAAGATATACTTTACTACCTGACAGAGACTTTTGACCCAGATACGAATACCTTTAAACAGAGTATTCGTATTCTGGACGATAAGAGCATAGAGTATAAGACCCTAAGCCGTCGCAGACTATATCTAAAGGAGGAAGGTGCTCCTTTGTATCCGCTTAGGAAGGCTATCTTTATGTTGGGCGATTTCATTCGCTTCAACAAGCCTACTAGCTGGTGGATTGACTCTAGTGGTAAACTTTTTACATACAAAAAGAGTACCTTTGCTAAGTTAAAATACTATAAGATAAAGAAGGTTATACCTAGTAAAACGATGGGTACTACTATCGAGGTGCACGGGCTCGGACAAAGATTTAAAACTATGTTCGCTCCTCCGTCATCGCATACGTATGCTGGTATACTTGAGATAGGGATTATGAGAGTTCTGTACTGCACTAGTGATGGGTATATAAAGGACTCCAGGAGAAAAGTATAATGCAAAAAGCAATCATTAGCGATAGAATCTATCTAAAGATAGAAGACCGTGAGGTTGCAAAAAAGATAGTAGATAAGCTAACATATAAGTTTGGTAAGAAGATTCCAGGGGGTAAATCTCCTAGACAAGTAGTGGAAACTCTTACCACGTTTAAAAGGCTACCAAAAGGCATATACAGTCTACCTCAAGGACGTCTAGACCTTATCCCGGAGGGATATGATTTAGATGATAGGCGTGTTATGCATCCTGTACCCTTTCCAGAACCTAAACTGGAGCTATATCCTGACCAGTTAGAAGTGTACGAGCAGGTAGAGGATAGCTGCTTCATTAACGCGCTACCTGGTTGGGGTAAAACTTTTACAGCCTTGCATGTAGCTAAGAAGCTAGGGCAGAAGACGCTAATTATAACGAACACTGTAGCTCTTAGAGATCAGTGGGTTCAAGAGATTAACATTCTTTTTGGTGTAGCCCCCGGTATTATAGGTAGCGGTACATTCGATATCGAAGATCACTATATCGTAGTCGGAAACATTCAAACATTAACAAAACATACCAAGACTTTAGCTAAAGAGTTTGGTACTGTTATTGTGGATGAAGCCCACCACTGCCCTGCGTCTACCTTTGTGAGCTTTCTAGATGAGCTACACGCTAGGTATCGTATAGGGCTTAGTGGTACTAGACTTCGTAAGGACGGAAAGCATGTAATATTTAATGACTACTTTGGTCATAAAATATTTACTCCCAATGTGTCAAATACATTGCCGCCTAAGATAGCTAGGGTTAATACTGGTAAGATGTTAAAGCCCGGAGTAACATGGGTTGAGAAAATTAATGAACTGCTAACAGACCATGATTATATCAGATTTGTAGCGGCTACAGCTTTATCTATGATGGGCAAAGGCCATCAAGTATTGATTATAGCGGATAGGGTCGAGTTTTTAAAACAGGTTACTGAATATGTCGGAGAAGATTGCTTATTTGTTGCGGGGGAAGTCGGTTTTGAAGAAAGAGAAATTGCCAAAAACCAACTTCTCTCAAGAGAAAAAATGTGCGTTGCTGGTAGCAGACAAATCTTTTCAGAAGGTATCTCAATCAACACACTCTCTTGCGTAATCCTTGCAACACCTACCAATAACGATGCAGGCCTAGAGCAGATTATTGGTCGAGTTATGCGTAAGTCAGACGATAAAAAACTAGAACCTCTAGTTATTGATTTACAGTTCTTAGGCCCGGATGCCAGAAAGCAGAACGAAGCTCGGCTGGCTTTGTATCTACGAAAAGGCTGGCAGATTATCAGCATCTAAATTTTTGGCTTGCGCTGGTATCATTTTTGTTGTATAATATAGGTTGATTTAGTGATAAAACCACTATTCTTTAACATTCAGAAACTAGAGGAAGTCACAAAATGTAACGCCGACCTAATGCTTCTTCACTTAAACATATGGCGAAGCAAGATAATACCTAAATCAGCCCCTAAAGGCACTAAGCAGGTTAACTTGGCAGGTTCCAGTTACTTATTAAATTTTGACGATCTTTTACATCACGTAGGTGATACTTTATGGAAAGGTCAGTATATAAGACTAGCAGCTAGACGCGATTACATGCTATATAAAATGTACAGAGCGAAATACCTAGATCTTAGTTACTTTCCTGACATAGATATTAACGCAATTAAACATAACCCACTACTAGAAATAGTAGGTAATAAACTTTATTTCAAATTCGAGGAAAACAATGGCAATCTCTTTCAAGCAAACTAAAGGCAAAGCTCAAAGCAACAAAGTTGAAACATATGAATACAAAGACGGCGATAACGTTGTGCGTCTGATTGGCGGCATCCTGCCGCGATATGTTTACTGGCTGAAAGGCTCCAATGGTAAGGACATTCCAGTTGAGTGTCTGGCCTTTAACCGAGAGAAAGAAAAGTTCGACAACGCTGAAATCGATCACGTTAATAGCTTCTATCCTGACGCAAAGTGCAGCTGGAGCTACACTATTAACTGTATCGACATTAAGAATAACAAAGTTGTTGCACTTAATCTTAAAAAGAAGCTCTTTGAAGCTATTATGACCGCTGCTGAAGATTTGGGGGACCCTACCGATTACGATACTGGTTGGGATATCCACTTCAAGCGTGTTAAGACCGGCCCTCTGCCTTTCAACGTTGAATACCAACTGCAAGTTCTGCGTTGCAAGCCTCGCGCATTGACTGAAGACGAGCGCGCTATGGCCGATGCTGCTAAGAGTATTGACGAAAAATATCCTCGTCCTACGTCTGGTGAAGTGGAAGCTCTGCTGGAGAAAATTGCTGCCGGCGCTTCTGATGATGCTGATGGCGCTGAAGGTTCTGATGGCGCTAAAGAAGCAGCTAAAGACCTGTAATTAAATTAAGCCCGCTAGAGCGTTAGTTTTAGCGGGCTTTTCTACCTCTTAAAGATGAAAACAAAAGACCTAATTGCTCAACTGCAAAAATTAGTAGAAGAACATGAACCGCACGTTGGTATTATGGGCGAGCATGAGATCGTTATTGATGTTTTTGTACGTGTTAGCAAAGAAGCAGGCATGTTCCAGTATAAAGGTTTCAGCGGAGACATTGCTATACAAAAATCGCCTGATCTAGTCTACGACATTTTGTGTTCTCCAGAATCATTTATAGATGAAAATCCTATTTACCGCTGATTGGCATATTAAGACTTCAGCCAAGGATGTGCCACCAGAATGGGCTAAAGCAAAGTTTAGAAAGCTCTTTAGCGAAATCAGTAAAGTAGAAAAGCTAGCCGATATGCATATCATTGGCGGCGATATATTCGATAAGCTCCCTAATATGGATGAAATCGAATTATACTATGAATTCGTAGCTAGTGCTAGAATTCCTACTATTATATATCCTGGCAACCATGAAGCACTGAAACGTAATACTACGTTTCTTACACAATTAAAAAAGAGTACTAATACTATCAACCCGCTAGTAAAGATTGTGGACTACATTGATAGTTCGCTGCTAGGTGGTGATATAGATATTATCCCGTATAACGAGCTAAAGAACTGGGTAGCAAACTACCAAGACTACGACTTTTACGGACGCATTCTGTGCACACACGTTAGAGGCGAGATTCCTCCTCACGTTAAGCCAGAGATTCCGCTAGAGCTTCTATCACGCTGGGAAGTAGTATTAGCGGGAGATTTGCACAGCTATGAAAATTCTCAAGGCAATATTATTTATCCTGGTAGTCCTACCACTACTAGTTTTCACCGCGGGTACGTTGATACTGGCTGTATCATCCTTGATGTTGAGTCACTACAGCATGATTTTATTAAGTTCGACGTACCGCAACTTATTAGGAAGACGGTGAAAGTAGGAGAGCCAACTCCAGTAACAGATTATCACTATACTGTATACGAAGTAGAGGGCGCTCTAGAAGAACTAGCAGCACTAGAAGACAGTGCTAACGTAACAAAAAAGGTAGCTAAGAAAGTACTAGATACTGCTCT